GGTAAATTTCATTGTACTTGTCTTTTTTAATTTCTAGAAAAGGTGAATACTTCTTGATAATTCTTGATGTATCCGGCCAGACTAAATCATCTTTCAGATCGTGATCTAGTTGATCAGTAAAATTATTTAGCTTATTCAGGATTACAAGAGTCTCAATTGAGATATCGTTCCGAAGATACATTTTTACAATAGGTGGGTGTTGCCCATTATTGCATTCGAAGAGACCGGCAAAGGTAATATTGTTCTTATCGGCAAACAGTACAGCCTTATCTAGTTCTTTTTTAAACGTATATGAGATAGATTCTATACGTTTCTTCCATCCCTGGTAACGGTCTTTGGCTTCTACGTCAAATACCCCGCCCCATCTATCACCGGACACAAAATTGGCTACCAAGAAGTCTACAATATCTTTATCCGAATACGTTTCCGCCACTCGGTTAATTGATAGAAGATCTTTTCGTTTAAGAAAAGAATTCCTAGTAGCACGAACACGTCCCTGCTGTTTAATTACATCATAACTATCCGTCGTAAAATGTAAGCGTAATGCCAAATAATAACGATAGACTTCAAAGGGAGCCATAATCATACAGGTAAGTGTCCTCGGGGTTTAATCATGTTAGCCTGTTCGGCCTCCATTTGAATCTTCTCTCGAAGCTTCTGATTAATTAATGAACCGATACTATCAATATCGATTTCTTTTTCATTACAATAATTAATAACTGCATCCATATAGGTTATCTTAAATGCCGATACCTGCTCATCAATGTATAAACTAAACTCAGTAGGAGATCTAAATCGTTTAGTAATTACAAGAGCATCGGTCAGTTGTTCGTTTTCATCTGTCATACAAAGTAAATAAGGCCTAACATAACTGCTTGAATGGCGAAACCAAAACCAATTGTCACTACCATCAGCATATCTTTAAGTATAGCTGATTTCACAAAATAAAGCAATAGACCCGTCCATAGCATAAGGGTAATATCTAAAGGAGGCATCTTATCTGTTGCACCTGCCATAACGGCAATAAAGCCTGGAATAGTTGCACCGATCATTACCACAACACTAATCCATGCAAACGTATCGGCTGTGGCTTTAGTAAAGCCTTCAAAGTAAGAGAATACTTGATTCTTTAATTGGTTAAATTTTTCCATTTTTCTCACCGTAAAATATATGACGACCGATTTGACTGATCTTTGGAAGATTCCAATTAGGATTTACATAATCGGCATGATAGTACATTGCCTTATGCATTGAGGGTAATCTAAAGTTTTCAAGAAGTACTTTCTTAGCCACCTCCATTGACTCTTTGTAATGAGCATTAGATCTTACCTTAGGTCCACTTTCGCAGTACCATGAGAACTGGCAAATGACTCTACCATAGACTACATTCTTCTGATATACTACGTTACAGATATCAGACGGGAACTTACCTGATTCTGCCCGATTTAGAGTAACTTGTGCTACTGCAACCTTACCTTCAAAGGGCTCTGTGGCCGCCTCGTGATAGATATTCTTTGCAAGACAAGTTAACTGTCTATCTCTTTCCTCCATCGTGATTGGGGTACCATTATACTGCTTGGTATTATGATACTGGATTCTACTGGCGGTAAATTTGGTAACTAAAAATACCATTAATACCACAAGACCTATTTTTAAAAACAGATTAAAAGTTTTTACCATTGTTTTCCTTATTAAGGAGGCTCCTGAGTTAACAAGAGCCCCTACCTTCAGATTACTTCTTACTAATAGTCTTAATGTTATCTTGAGGGATGTTAGAAACAAAACCATTCAAAATATGAGCTTTTGCAATGATTTCAGTTTCTGAGGGATAGGCTGGATAGCCTGGGTGCTCTGGAGGCGTTTGACCGGCGTGTTTAGCGGTCTCTACCTTTGTGGCCCAGTCGTTAGATATTACTTCACGCTTACCGTAGTAGTCGTCACCAAGCATATCTTTGGCCATTTTGAGAAGTTCGAGACGAATCTCGAAGGGGGTCATGTTACTCATAATAATCTCCTTTGTGTGTATGAGTGTTAAAGATGGTAGGTTATTCTGTTACGAGGAAACCTACCGAAACCCTAAGCAGTGTTTAGGCTGCTAATGCGAACTTTGAGTCGTTTGCGTTTACTTTTGTTTAGTGTTAACGACAACTCTGTCGGATCGTCCATCTTTGTACTTATTGCCCTGTCGAATCTAGAACAGGCCCATCATAAAGACTCTTCCATGCGTTATGTGCTTCGAAATAACTTAACCAAACACAATGTTCGCATCCTCTACCATAACATGTCGTTGGAGGTATTGGTTCTGAGACCTTATGGTGGACCTGAGGGGATTTGCACCCCTGTCCAGAACTACTTTCGATTAATTTCATACGATCGTAATCTTATTTAGGCGACCTAATTCTCAACCGCCCACATGTGGATTATACATGCTAGGCAACAACTAATCCACTCTTTCTTTCGTAGAGGTCCCGAAAGTACATCAGACGCTTTACATGAGTATTTCTACGTTCAACAAACACCTGGGGTTCTTCATCGTCTACTGCAATTGCAACTACAGTTTGTGCAACTGGGATCTTAAACTGCTCTTCAAACATAATAGCATAAGCTGAGCATTGCATAAAATAATTCTCGATATCTTCTTTATTTTTAAGCCGTTTGGCTGTTTTAAAGTCAATAACAGATAGCACTCCATCAAATTCTGCTACACAATCTACGGTACCTGCAATACGTAAATGGTCAGAGTACATACGTAACTCTTGAGCATACACGTTATTGATACGGTGGAGAGTAGATTTAAATTTATTAAACAGTTCTTGATCTAGAGGACTCTTAAATGCAGGTGCTTTATTATCAATATACTGCTCACACAAAGTATGAATACGGGTACCGCGACCAGAAGCCTTTTGTGATATCTTATTAGCTTCTTCTTCACCCACCCTCTTACGCCACTCCATAATATAACCTATGTTGTAAGCGGCAAGAACGGTAGTAATAGAAGGGTATTTATTACCTTCAGGGGTAACATAATATCGCGTACCATTTTCGTTCAGTTGTTGTAGTTTGGGGACTTCTCGGTCAAGCTTTACATGATTAAACATTAGAACATTCTCTTTAATTCTTCTTTAACGTTTTTATAATCTACATTAAATACACTTCTTAATAATAAAGAATATACTTCAAATATACTGCTATTTTTTAATGTATTTAAAGTAACTTTATATTGGTGATCAGGGATCAATATAAGATGGGCAATAGGAGTACCAGCTTTAATAAGCTCTTTACTATTAAGTGCATGCCAGTATACTGGTATATTTAAATCAGCTATACGGTAGTCATAACTATAGCTGCCAGAGATGGCAGTAAGTCTATTATCATCTCCGTGTTGAACCGGTAACTGAAGTAAGGTATGATTTTTTGGTATACCTACCTTCCAACCCGTTTGAAATTTAATTATATTAGTTAATGTATTTACTGGCCAGCTCTCCTTCTTACTTTCATACATAAGATTAGTGTGGGGGCTAATATAATCGTATCCTACTAATTCCTTTTGATTGATTGGCGTTGTCCATTTAAAATTTGAATTATCCCCATTTGTTTCTATGCAAACATCTTGCCACGTACGTAACACCCAACCTAAAGATGTTACAGAAGAAATACCAGGGCATTTTAAAAGACTTTGTTGAGATACGGAAGGATCATTACTTTGTAATAAAGCTTCCTTATATCGTTGAGCCTCTACCTGCTTCCAATCGTATGTAATTTGATTGGAAGGTACAATAGGCATTATTTTTTCAACACCAGGAATTGCTGAAAAAAATTCAATTTTTTTACTAAACATAATATATTAAAAAATACTTTAATGGTGACCTGATAATACTTCAACTGCGTGGGCGAAATGTTTCTTACGGTCTTCTAAACCAATAGTACCTCCATTGATCTTTTTAGTCATCATAACGAAGTCGCCAGAATCGGCGTACTGGTTAAGATTGTTCTTATGCCAGAACCAGCATGCAGAGTGAATAGCGTAATAGGCATCTAAAAGAATATCTGGGTTATCTAATAGCGTTTCATCCTGGAACATAAACCTTGAACAATTACGGTAGTTATCCTTACCAGTCAATTGAAGAAGTCCGCGGCCTCTAAACTTCCACCCATCCCCGGATGACTCAGGCCCGTTGCCCATCCTGCCACCATACGATTTATTAGCAATAAGTTCAGGCTTACCTGCATATTGCTCCGCCACACCGGCAGGGTACCGTTGAGGCCATATCCTTGTCAATGTGGCTGCTTTGTAGTTAAGGTTCTCTTCTAGCATAGAAAAGCCCCCGGACTCATGAGCACACTGGGCAATAAAAGAAGCAACCCTTGGTATGGTTGTAATATTGTATTGAGGTAAAGCCTCACACATACTTTCATACCAATCATCAGGTCCCCCCAATGCACGTGGTAGTAACTCTCTTACATGACTTTCAGTAAATTCGAAATCAAAACTCATTTAATTCTCCATGTCTTCGTATCTAATCTTAGCCAATATATAGTCTTTAACTAAAGAACTTCTCACAATATCAGCCGCTTCAAATTCTATTTTAGTAAATGCACCCATGTGATAGGCAATATCAAAAAACTTAAGAATACCACTCACATCGGTCTTCTTCTTATTTAGGTCTGTTTGTCTATAGTCTCCACACCAGATAATCTTTGACCTATAACCTACCCTTGTCATGACAGTATCGATCTCTTCAAAATTCATATTTTGCATCTCATCGACAATAATAATTGCATCGTCAAATGACATACCGCGAATAAAGGATGTTGATATAAACTCAATATGACCTTGTTCGGCTAATCTATCGTATGCATCTTTTCTATCAAACAATGTAGCGCAAATTTGACGATATGGTTGTTGATAGATGTCTAACTTCTCGTCAATGTCTCCTGGTAGGTGACCCATCTCCCTAGATTGTACTGCCGAACGAACTATAATAATTTTATTAAAAGGATTTGTCTTATCTAATACTTCTTCTAATGCCTTGTATACTGCGATAAATGTTTTCCCTGTTCCTGCAACTCCGTGAAGTGCTAAGAAGTAATCGCCTCTTTTATATGCGTCGTAAAATAACCTTTGATTATCTGTTAATGGCTCAAATGATTTTAGGTGATCAATTTTTAACCTAAGTGCATTTGTTTGTTGAACT